GTCTACGGCGACGCGCGGGTCTCCGGCGACGCGCGGGTCTCCGGCAACGCGCAGGTCTCCGGCAACGCGTGGGTCTCCGGCAAATGCACAAAAACGCCGTTGTGTGTCAGCGGCCTGACCTGGCACGTCACGATCATTGACACCCAGATGTCGATCGGCTGCCAGTTCCACTCACTGGAAGCGTGGCGCGACTTCGACGATGCAACCATCGCAGCGATGGACGGTCGCGAGGCGCTGCGCTTCTGGCGCGCTTACAAGGACTTGATCCTTGGCATGGCGGTCAGCACCGAACGTCTTGAGCATTGCATCACCTGCGGCTGACCGCCATGAAGCACACCTACACCATCCTGGCCATCGCGCGGCGCCACCCGGCTCTGTTCGCCTGGCTCCTCACCCGGAAAGTCTGATCATGAACATCGCAGCCCAAACCGCCGTCGAGGCGCTCGCACCGGTGAGGCAGGCCGCCCTGCTCCACTGGATCAATACTCACGACTGCGGCGTCCAGCCCTGCGGCATCGCCCAGGACGACGGCTCGATCGTGATCCAGGTCGCCTACGTCGAGCGCGACGGCAGCGAGGGCGTCGAGAAGTACACCGTCCGCACGCTGGCCGAGGCGCGCGACGCGCTGGGGTACTGAATCATGAAGACCGTCAACCACTACCCCGGCGGCGAGCCGATCCCGACGCGCCGTCGCGTCGACGTCGACACCGTCATCGGCATCATTGCCGTCGCGCTGCTGTGCGCCGGCATCTGGCTCGTCTGCGAGTCCCCCGAAATTCTTCTTGTCCCACTCTTTAGCACACGCTAAAGTTTCTGCTCAACCCGACCCGTTCGAGTTTCTCCGACCCCAACCACCACTGAAAGGTCATCCCATGACTGTCATCCGCGCCAGCTGGTCGAACGCCGCCGGCGTCTCGTTCAGCATCGAGACCGAATCCCCCAGCGACGTGCTGACCACGATCGCCGCCCTGAACGGCACGCCAAGCGCCACCGTCACGCCCGAGAAGCAGGCCGCCGCGCGCGCCAGCGCCACCAAGGCCACCGCCGAGACCAAGACGCCGGACGTCAAGGCCGAGACGAAGGCCGAAGTCAAGAAGCCGACCGTCGACTACCCGACCCTGCAGAAGGCCGTCTTCGACCTGGTCGGCGCGGTCAAGGCCAAAGGCCTGGATCCGGCCGAGCACGTGCTGGGCATCGCTAAGAAGTTCGGCTACGACAACTTCGCCAAGATGAAGGACGCCGGCCCCGAGGGCGCTATGCAGTTCGAGCCAGCGCTGGCCGCCGTCAAGGCCAAGGCCGAAGAGATCGCTGCCCTGGTCGTCGAAGAAGCCGTCGCCTGACCATGGACGACACCCGCGACCTCGAGCAGGCCGTCCTGCACCAGCCCGTGGACAAGGCTCGCGCCGTGTTCCGCGGGCTGGTGCTGATCGGACATCGCCGCTCCGTGCGTGCCGGTCACATGTTCTGGGCACTGCCGGGCCGCGGTTTCGCCGACGCGGTCACGCTGACCCAGCACGACCAGCACTTCCGCGTCATCAACGCACCCACGGCCGGCGAGCTGATCACGCTGCAGGCCCACGACAAGGAGCTTACCCAATGATTCCCTCCAACATCGAGCGCACCCTCGAAGTGATCGAAGACGCCGTCTCCACACAGGCCGCGAAGCTCGTCAGGCAGCCGGTGACATTGCTCGGCAAGCTGTTCCGCCGCGTGAAACTGTTGGCACCGCTGCCGACGGGTCAGACGCCGCGCGCGCGTCGCGTCGACGGCTACCGCCCGTCGGACTACGACGCCTTGGCTATCGCAAACGCGGCGTTCAAGCGCGATCGCAAGAACACCAAGCGGGCGGCCCTGCGATGAGAACCAACGAGCCTGAGCCGCAAGTCCAGCGTCCGTTAGGTGAGCGGGTCGTCAAGCCTGGACCAGCGCCCGCCGCGCCCGAGTGGAAGCCGCTGGACCACAACAAGCATGTCGAGCAGGGGCCGGACGGCCGCCTGCGCACCAACCTGCCGTTGCCATGAACCAGCGCACCGCCCGCCTCATCCGCCGCCTGGCGTTCCTGCACCACCTGCGCGACCCACGCCCGGTAAAGCAGCCCGTCGCCAGCGTCGAGGCCGACCTCAAGAAGGCCTGGAACAACACCCCGCCCCACAAGCGCGAGGAGACCCGCAAGGGCCTCGTAGCGCTCGGGCATGCCCTGATCGGAGATCAACGTGGCTGACAAATTCACCGCCATCGACGTCACGGTGACCTTCACCGTCCTGACGACGTCCAGCATCGTCGACGGCTCGCTCGTCGAGTTCGGCAACAACCTGCAGGACCTGGTCAAGAGCGCCGCCCAAGTGGTCGCCGCCGAGACGCTGCACGGCGTGCCCGGGCAGATCACCATCCTGACCGAGTCGCGGGTGCTCGATGTCTGAAGTCCTCGCCCACTCCAAGTACAGCGCCTCGGGCTTCGAGGCCATGACGCTGTGCCCCGGCAAGCGCGTCCTTGAGCGTGGCAAGACCGAGAAGCCCAAGGTCTACAGCGCCTGGGGCACGGTCGCCCACGGCATCGCGTCCGATGCTCACGACGCCAAGCCCGTGCCCGAGCTCGGCGCCGTCATCAAGCAGGACGGGTTCGACATCGTCGTCGACAAGGAGATGTTCGACTGCATCGACACCTACCTGAACGGCGTGCGCGAAATAGTCGGCGACGGCTGGTCGCTGGCCGAGCAGCGCGTCAACTACTCGTCCTACCTGGGTGTCGACGCCACCGACGGCTGGGGCACGAGCGACATCATCGCACTGCGCAGCGCCGAGCTGCAGGTGCACGACCTGAAGACCGGCAAGGGCGTCGAGGTGGACGCCGACGACAACCCGCAGATGAAGCTCTACGCCCTGGGCGCGCTGGTCATGCTGCGCGAAATGGGCGAGGAGCCGACGACGGTGCGCCTGGTGATCCACCAGCCCCGGATCAAGTCGGCACCCAGCGAGTGGACGTGCACGGTCGCCGAGCTCGAGACCTGGGGGCGCACCACGGCGCGCAGCTCGGTCATGACGCAGATCAACGCCGAGAAGCTGTTCACCCAAGGCGTCGACGCTCAGACCGAGTGGGAAGAAACGTTCCTGCGCCCGAACGACAAGTCGTGCAAGTTCTGCAAGGCCAAGGCCGACTGCCCCGCGGCGCGCGCGCAGCTGGTCGAGACCGTCAGCACCAGCAAGCCGGCCACGCCGGACGACTTCGTCGCCGCCCAGGTGATCACGGTCGGCAAGGCCACGCCCATCGAGTGGCTGACCGCGATCCTGTCCAAGGCTGACCAGATCGAGAACCTGATCGCCGAGGCGCGCGCCGAGGTATTCCGCCGCCTGGACACCGGCGAGACGGTCAAGGGTTGGAAGCTGGTCACCGGCAAGCGCGGCAACCGCGCCTGGTCGGACGCCGCGGCCGTCGAGGCCCAGCTCAAGGCGATGCGGCTCAAGGTCGAGGAGATGTACGACCTGAAGCTCATCTCGCCGACCAGCGCCGAGAAGCTGACCGAGGGCGACAAGCCCCTCATCGGCCCGCGCCAGTGGGTCAAGGTCAAGGCGCTGATCACCCAGGCCGACGGCAAGCCGTCGGTCGCTCCGGAGTCGGACAAGCGCCCGGCGATCGTCCGCAAAGCGACCGCCGACGAGTTCGACGCCCTCCCCGTTCAACAACCCACCGCGGCGCCCGCCGCAATCACCAACGAAAGCGAGTACGCCTGATGGCCACCAACACCCGTTTCCTCCTGAAGAACGTCCGCGCGTCGTTCCCCGTCCTGTTCAAGGGCGAGCAGTTCAACGGCACCGGCAAGTTCCGCTGCGGCACGTCGCTGATCATCACCCCGGACCATCCGCAGCTCGCCCAGCTGAACGCCGGCATCAGCGAGGCTGCCGAGATCAAGTGGAAGGACAAAGCCGCCGTCACGATGAAGGCGGCGCGCGCTAAGGACAACGTCTGCCTGCGCGACGGTGACCTCAAGGCCAAGTACGACGGCTACGAGGGCAACTTCATCCTGTCGGCGAACTGCCAGGGCGGCGACACCGAGGCCGAGTGCGTCAAGCCGCAGGTCTTCACGGGTGCGCGCGTCGAGGTCACGGACGCCAGCAAGAACCCGATCTACTCGGGCTGCTACGTCAACGCGCTGATCGAGCTGTACGCCGACTCGCGCTTCGGCGATGGCGTCTTCTGCAAGCTGGTCGGCATCCAGTTCGACCACGACGGCGACGCGTTCGGCACGGCCAAGGCCAAGGCCGACGACTTTGAGGCCGTGTCCAACGGCGCGACCGCCGACGAGTTCGCCTGATCACCGCGGCGCGAGCCGCGCAACGGCCTGGGCATGCCGGTCTAACTGCCCGCCAATTCCACTTCAAGGACTGCCATGTCTCTCGCCGCCCGCGCCTACCAGGTCGCGTATCACGACACCCCGGTGCGTGAATTCCACGAGGTGTTCGACCACCCCGTCAGCTACGACCCGAGCGTCGTCCCGTCCATCGAGAACCGCGTGCTTCGGATCCGGATGATCGCCGAGGAGCTGCTCGAGACGGCGCGCGCCCTGGGCGTCGCGCTGCAGTGCCAGAGCGGCGGCAACGAGGCCGATGACTTCGTCCGAGTGATGGCCGTGGACGGCCTCGAGTACGACCCCGTCGAGGCCGCCGACGGCTTCGGCGACATCCGCTACCTGGTCGACGGCGGCAACCTGATCTGCGGCTTCCCGGGCGAGCTGGTGCTGGCCGAGATCCACGCCTCGAACATGAGCAAGGCCGGCGCCGACGGCAAGCCGATCCGCCGCGAGGACGGGAAGATCCTCAAGGGGCCGAACTACCGCAAGCCGGACATCGCCAAGGTGCTGGGCCTCTCGGTGCTCGCGCACCAGCCTGTGCCGGCGACCGCACCGATGCCCACCGTGCAGGGGATGCTCAGCGCGGCGCTGGCAGGCAGGTCTGTGAGCGGATCGTTCCTCACCGGCGACGCTCCGATCGACTCCGAACCTCTCGTCTAGAACACAGCGGGGCGCTGCGTTCCAAGCTTCGACCCGTCCCCACGCGAGGTGCACAGCCTCGGCTCTCTCAGCGCTCCGGCCCCGCACGAACTTGAACGCTGGCCGCCATGAGCAAACCCTGCAGCGCCGCAAGCATTGAAGGGGCAAACCGAGGAAGTGAGGACACCACATTCATCGAAAGAGACCATGAACAAGACCATCTACCACTACGAAATGCCCACCGCGAGCCAGGCTTGCGGAATCGCCGAGCCGCCGCGCGGTCAGAGCGAGATCGAGCTGGAGCTCAACACGTTGCACCAGGGTCTGGAGCACTTGACCGAGCTGAAGAACGAGCTGCGTCGCCGCCTCGCCCCAGCGTCCGCCGGTTCCCCGGAATGCAACGAAGCTGCGGCACCTCGGGCCGCAAACTTCCCCGACTCCGACATTGCCCGCTCGATCGCGGGCGCGCATGCGCGGGTCGTCAACCTGTGCCAAGACATCAGCCAGGCGATCGGCCTGCTGCGCTGCTGATCATGACCGAGCCGCGCAAAACAACCGGCTCCTTCGGCTATGGCGATCTCGAGGCCTGGAAGCGCGAGATCGCCGAGCAGGCCGAGAAGGAGCGCCAGGCGGCCCTGGCCTGGTGGAAGCGTGACGCCAGCTGGGTGCAGCAGGTGCTGCGCGCGTTCAGCCGGCGCGCTGGCACCTGAACGTGAGCTCGACACGCGCCATGCCGTCAGTCCAGGTCTGGGGCTTGTCGTCCTCGCTGACCGTGACCAGCTCCTGGCCCTTGGCCTGGCACGTCGCGGCGCCCTGCTCGTAGGCGGCGCGCTTGGCTGCCGGCACGCCGCCGGCGCCGCGCGAGGCCGCGGTCGAAATGGCGAACGTGTCCGGGCCGGTCTTCAGCACGCCGGACGAGGTGGCGCACGCGGTGAGCGCGAGCGCCGAGAAGATGCAGACAATCAGTTTCATAGGGACACCTCTTGACCTCAAGTATGCGCCAAACGCTGTACCTCGACTGCGAGACCTACAGCGAGTGCGATCTCAAGGCGCACGGGACGCACCGCTACGCCGAGGATCCGTCGACCGAGATCACCGTGGCGCAGTGGGCGCTGGACGATCGCGAGCCGACCGTGATCGACTGCACGCTTCCGGACTGGTTCGACGAGATCCTGCCGCTGTTCGAGCTGTTGCGTGACCCGGCCGTCGAGATCGTCGCCCACAATTCCGCCTTCGACCGCACCCTAGTGCGCGCGTGCTGGGGCATCGACGTCCCGATCGAACGCTGGCGCGACACGATGGTCAAGGCCTACATGCACGGCCTGCCCGGTGCGCTCGGCAAGCTCGGACCGATCCTCGACCTGGGCGTCGACGAGTCCAAGGACAAACGCGGCGGCGACCTGATCAAGCTGTTCTGCAAGCCGCGCCCCAAGAACCAGACCCTGCGCCGCGCGACGCGCGAGACGCACCCGGCCGAGTGGGCCGAGTTCCTGGACTACAGCCGGCAGGACATCATCTCGATGCGCGCCGTCGACCGGGCGCTTCCCCAGTGGAACTACCGCGCCGGCCACCGCGAGCTGGCGCTCTGGCACCTCGACCAGCGGATCAATGACCGCGGCTTTCAAGTCGACCTTGAGCTGGCCGAGGCCGCTATCACGGCGACCGCCGCGGAGACCCAGCGCCTGAAGGCCGAGACCGTCGAGGCGACGAACGGCCTGGTGTCGGCGCCGTCCAAGCGCGACGCGATGCTCAAGTTCATCTTGGCCGAGTACGGTGTCGACCTGCCGGACATGAAAGCTGACACGCTGCGCCGCCGGCTGGAAGACCCCGAGCTGCCCGAGGGCGTCAAGCAGCTGCTCGCGATCCGCCTCGAGGCGACGAAGACGTCGACGGCCAAGTACAAGGCCGCCATCGCCGCGACGTCGTCCGACGGCCGGCTGCGCAACAGCCTGCAGTTCGCCGGCGCGCTGCGCACGCGGCGCTGGGCCGGGCGCATCCTGCAGCCGCACAACATGCCGCGGCCCTCGCGCGGCTTTGACGAGCGCGCCCAGGAGATGGCCGTCGCCTCGCTCAAGGGTGGCTACTGCGACGTCGTCTTCGGCGACGTCATGCTCGCCACCAGCGACGCGATCCGCGGCCTCATCGTGGCGGCGCCCGGCAAGAAGCTGGTTGTGGCCGACTTGGCCAACATCGAGGGCCGCATGCTGGCCTGGCTGGCCGGCGAGGAATGGAAGCTGCAGGCGTTCCGCGACTACGACACGTTCGAGCTCGACGAGTTCGGCCAGCGCATCCCTGTCAAGGACGACTTCAAGCGCAAGGGTGAGGACCTGTACAAGCTGGCATACGCCCGGTCGTTCAACGTGCCGCCGTCCGAGGCCACTGGCGACAAGCGCCAGATCGGCAAGGTGCAGGAGCTGGGCCTGGGCTACGAGGGCGGCGTCGCCGCGTTCCTGACCTTCGCCATGGTCTACAAGATGGACCTGGACGTGCTGGCCGACGCCGTGCACAGCACCGCACCGAAGGACGCGCTCGCGCGCGCCTATGGTGTCTACGACTGGGCGATGAAGAAGCGCCGCGGGGGTGGCCTGGAGCTGCCCAAGAATATCTACGTGGCCTGCGAGGTGCTTAAGAACGCCTGGCGCGAGGCGAACCCGGCGATCGTGCAGCTGTGGGCCGACGCCTCGGACGCGTTCAAGCGCGCCATCGTCAACGAGGGCGTCACGTTCGACATCGGCCAGCACCTGCGCTGCCGGCGCGATGGCGCGTGGCTGCGCATCCGGCTGCCGTCGGGCGCGTACCTGTGCTACCTGCACGCGCAGTGCGATGCGAACGGCCAGCTGACCTACATGGGCATCAACCCGTACACGCGCCAGTGGAACAAGGTCAAGACACACGGCGGCAAGATCATCGCCGAGTGCACGCAGAGCTCGGCCCGCGACACGCTGGCCGACGGGATGCCGGGCATCGACGTCGACTACCCGATCGTGCTGACCGTGCACGACGAGCTGCTGACCGAGGTGCCGGACGAGCCACGCTTCACGGCCGACGAGCTCGTGCGCCGCATGGCAACCAACCCGGCCTGGGCGCCGGGTCTCCCGCTCGCAGCCGCCGGCTTCGAGTGCTACCGCTACCGCAAGGACTGACCATGTCCGACCGCCCCGCTCTGCTGCCCTGCCCGTTCTGCGGCAGCTCGCGGCTGTCGCTCGTCGACGCCGTCGAGTTCGTCTCGTGCTTCGGCTGCGGTGCCGAAGGGCCGATGAAGATGGGCCAGCCCTTCCAGAACGCCATCGACGCCTGGAACACGCGGGCACCGATCGACGACAAATTTCTCTTGCGTCCTGACTTTAGCGCGTGCTAAAGTTCTTTATCCCAGAGGAGACCACATGTCACGACAGGAACTGATCCGCCGCCTCGCGGCACGCACGACCGGCGTCAGCGCCGACGAGGTGCCGGGCTGCGACAAGCCGCACGCGAGCCGCTCCATGCGCAAGCTGACGGCACTGGGTCAGTTGCACCCGGCGCGCATCGACGCCAAGCACTTCCGCTACTTCGCGCACGCCGGCATGCGCGACGTGTTCGTCGCTGACCAGGCCGAGATCGCGCGCCAGCGCGCGCTCTACAGCAAGGGCACCGCCGCGCTGCCGAGCGCCGCGCCGTGGACGCCCGACACCCCGGCCGACACGTCGCGCGCCAAAGTCACCATCTGCCCGGGCTTCGCGCCCAGGTTCCAGCCGATCAGCGTGCCGGGCGCGCCGCACTCGTTCTACGGGGCGGCCGGCCGGTGCGGCGTCGAGGCGGTGGCGCGGTGATCCCCTGCCCTACCTGCAATCTGGACGCCAAGGTCGAAGAGACCCGCACCGTCATCGGTCACGTCCGCCGCACCTACCGCTGCGTCGCCGGCCATCGGTTCTCGACGCGCGAGGTGCCGGCTGACCAGTTCGACAAGATGATCGTCGCGACGGCGTTCCTCGAAAAGGTCAAGGAGCTGGCCCGTGCGTGAACGCGACATCGAGGCGTACCTGGTCAAGCGCGTCCAGGCGATGGGTGGCGAGGTGCGCAAGGTGCAGTGGATCGGGCGTCGCGGCGCGCCGGATCGGTTCGTCCTGCTGCCTGCCAGGGTCGTCGGCCCGCTGTACCCGCCCGGCCAGACCGTCGCGCCAGCGCGCGCCATCTGGGTCGAGCTCAAGGCGCCGGGCGTGGGCGCTGAGCAGTACCAGCTGCGCGAGCACGCGCGCCTGCGCGCGATGGGCCAGCGCGTCGAGGTCGTCGACTCGCTGCAGGGTGTCGAGGAGTTGCTCGGATGAGCGCGCTGCGCCACACCATAGGCGGCACGCCTACGGACGAGACGCGCCGCTACTGGCTGACCCCGCCCGACCTGTTCGCGCGCCTGGACGCTGAGTTCGCGTTCGACTTCGACCCGTGCCCCTGCCCGCGGCCGGAGGGCTACGACAGCCTGCAAGGCCCCTGGGGTCGCATGAGCTACGTCAATCCGCCGTTTCGGCCTCACGACGGCGTGAACGGCAAGGGGCCGACGGCGTTCGTCCGCAAGGCGATCGAGGAAAGCAAGCACGGCCGCGGCTCGGTGCTGCTGATCCCGACCCAGAGCTACGTCAACCTGCTGCTCGAAGCCGGCGCCGAGTGCCGCTCGATGGGCCGCGTCAAGTGGCTCGAGGCCAGCACCGGCGAGCCACAGCCCGGCCCGTCGCCGATCACCGCATTCATCTTGAGACCCTGGGCATGAGCGCCGAGATCGAGACCCTCGCCGAGCAGCTGTACGACGCCAACCCGGCGCGCAGCTATCACCCCGCATGGCACCAGCTCGGCGAGACGACCAAGGACGTCTGGCGCGAGCGCGCCTTGGCGCTGAGCGAGTTCGCGTGACCGCCTTCTACAACGAGATCGACCTCTACGCCGCCGCGTGGCTGCGCAACCTGATCGCAGCGGGGCACATCGCACCCGGCGTCGTCGACACGCGATCCATCGAGGACATCGAACCCCGTGAACTCAACCGCTATACGCAGTGTCATTTCTTCGCCGGCGTCGGCGTCTGGTCCTACGCGCTCCGGCTGGCTGGCTGGCCTGATAGCCGACCCGTTTGGACGGGATCCTGTCCTTGCCAGCCTTTCAGCGCGGCAGGCAAAGGCGCTGGATTTTCTGACGAGCGGCACCTCTGGCCAGCCTGGCACCACCTCGTCAGCCAGTGCCGACCTGCAGTCGTCTTTGGAGAGCAGGTTGCGAGCAGCGACGCAGGCCCTTGGCTCGACCTTGTTCAAGATGACCTGGAAGGAGTGGGCTACGCCTTCGGGGCGATCCCGTTTCCGTCTGCGGGCGTCGGTGCTCCGCACATCCGTGACCGCCTGTATTGGGTGGCCGACTCCCCAAGCCAGAGACGGCGACCCGAACGGACGCACGTCATCGCCGAGAACGGCGCTGATGCGCTACGCGCAGGGCAAACGCAACCTGGACGACGGCGCGCAACTGGCCTCCTGGGCAACGCCGGCAACGAGGGATTGGCACTCGGCCAGCGGTTCCCCGGAATTTCTGGCGGGCCGAGAGGAGCAGACGCGGGGCAAGCCGCTGTCGGAGCAGGCGTTCACGTTGGCGAGTTGGCCGACACCGATGGCGGGGACGCCGGCGCAGAACGGGAACAACGCGGCAGGGAACAACGACAGCAGCCGCAAGACGGTGGCGCTGTGCTCCTGGCCGACGACGACGGGGCAGGACTCGGCCGCTTCGCGGGCCTACGGCTACGGGGGGCAGACCTTCATGACGCTGACGGACGCCGCCCTGTCGGCGGGTTCTGGGCCGATGCTGACTGGATCCCCTGTCGAGACAACAAGTGGCGGCCAGTTGAACCCGGCTCATTCCCGCTGGCTCATGGCGCTCCCCAGCGAATGGGACGCCTGCGCGCCTATGGTAACGCCATCAACGCGGAAGCCGCGCGCGTCTTCATCGAAGCGTACCTCGGCGACTAAGCTGTGATCGCCCGCCGCACCTACACCCCTCGGCCCTACGCCGCGGCAGCCATGGACCTGTTCGCGAGCACGCCGCGCTGCGCGCTGTTCGCCAAGCCTGGGATGGGCAAGACGCCGATGGTGCTGACGTTCCTGGCGTTCAAGTATGACGTCTGGGGCGAGAGCGCGCCGACGCTGGTGGTCGGCCCCAAGCGGGTCGCCGAGCACGTGTGGCCAGACGAGGTCAAGAAGTGGGATCACCTGACCAGCCTCGACGTGGTGTGCATGACCGGCACGGCGGCCGAGCGCGCAGCCGCGCTGAAGCTGGACGCGCCGATCTACTCGATTGCCTACGACAACCTGGTCTGGCTGCGCGAGCACATCGCGCGCGGCGGCCGGGCCTGGCCGTTCCGTACCGTGATCGCCGACGAGTCGACCCGGCTCAAGAACTTCCGCGTCCTGCAGGGCGGCGCGCGAGCGCGCGCCATCGGCGAGTTCGCACACAAGGACGTCGAGACCTGGATCAACCTGACCGGCACGCCGGCGCCCAACGGCCTCAAAGACCTGTGGGGGCAGACCTGGTTTCTCGATGCGGGCGAGCGCCTGGGGCGCAGCTACTCGTCGTTCGAGTCGCGCTGGTTCGGCTACAAGCGGATCAAGGACGCCGTCTCGCGCAAGGTCGAGATCCAGCCGGTCATCTTCGAGCACTCGCACCATCAGATCCATGAGCGGATCGCCGACATCTGCCTGACCCTCGACCCCAAGGACTGGTTCGACCTGACCGAACCGATCGTCAACGTGATCGAGGTCGACCTGCCGCGGCGCGCCGCCGAGACCTACAAGCAGTTCGAGCGCGAGCTGTTCATGGAGCTGGACGGCAACGAGATCGAGGTGTTCAACGCCGCGGCCAAGACGATCAAGTGTCTGCAGCTGGCCAACGGCGCCGTCTACCTCGAGGACGGCAAGGAGTGGGTCGGCGTGCACGACGAGAAGCTCGACGCTCTCGAGTCGCTCGTCGAGGAGAACGCCGGCGAGCCGGTGCTCTGCGCCTATCACTTCAAGTCCGACCTTGCCCGCCTGAAGGCGCGCTTTCCTGACGCGCTCGACCTGTCGGTCGACGCCCAGATGCTGGCCGCCAAGGCCGGCAAGGGCAGCCTCTGGCTGGGCCACCCGGCCGGCATGGGCCACGGCGTCGACGGCCTGCAGGAACACTGCTCCACCGTGGCGTTCTTCGGCCACTGGTGGGATCTCGAGACGCACGACCAGTTCATCGAGCGCGTCGGGCCGATGCGCCAGTACCAGGCCGGCAAGGATCGCGCCGTCTCCATTCACTACATCGTCGCCCGCGGCACGATCGACCAAGTGGTCGTCGAGCGTCGCAAGAGCAAGGGCGCCGTGCAAGACCTGCTCCTCGACTACATGAAAGGCAAACGATGAACGACACCATCCGCTCGCGCGCCAACGGCGATTTCGACGTCGGCCGCACGCCGTTCCCGCCCATCGACCTGGACGCGCTGAAGCCCGGCGCTCGGTGCGACCGCAACCGACCCATTATGACGCTGTCCGAATGCATGGCGGCCGAGGAGCTTGCCGCCCTGAGCGCAGTGCCGGGCAACATCTGGTACGTTGACACACCGCCAGCCGCGCCGGCGCGCGCGCACAGCCACTACTTCAAGGACGTCAGCAAGCTGCAGACCGTCGACGTCTACCGCGTGGTGTCGCTGTTCAACGTCACCGACCCCTGCCTGCAGCACGCGATCAAGAAGCTGCTCGTCGCCGGCGGGCGGGGCGCCGGCAAGGACATCAGCCAGGACATCAAGGAGGCGATCGACTCGCTGCGCCGGTGGCAGGAGATGCGCGCCGAGGAGGTGGCGTCGTGAGCGGCTTTGAACGCGTCATCATTGCCGGTCAGCGGCTGGCCGACGAGCATCCAGAGCTGGCTTCTCATGCACACGAGGTGATGAACCAGCTTTGGGCCTGCGAGATCATGTTCGCCGCTAGGCTCGGTGAGCCCATTCCTCTGCCGCCTTCGATCCCGCGCGAGCAACCAGTGAGGGTCACGCCGTGATCGTCGAGCAGGTCGCATCCCACGTCACGATCCGCAAGGCGGCCGAGGTGACGGGGTACAGTGAGCGGGCGATCGAGGAGAAGATCGCCAAGGGCGTCTGGCTCAAGGGTCGCGAGTACGTGCTCGCCCCCGACGGCCGGCGCCTCATCAGCATGAAGGGATTCCAGCAATGGGTCGAGCAGGGCAAGGGGTAGACGTCCGCCCGACGTCCATCCGGATCACGTTCACGCTGGACGGCAAGCAGCAGCGTCACACGCTGATGCTCAACGGCGAGCCGATGCCGCCGACGCCGGCGAACCTGAAGTACGCGACGCGCCTGGCCGCCGAGATCCGCGACCGGATCCGACACGACACGTTCAGCATGGCGGAATACTTCCCCGCCAGCGGCGCCGGCGCGGCGCGCATGACGCTGGGCCCCTGGCTCGACACGTGGCTCGCGGCGCAGCTGGTGACCGACAGCACGCGCGCCGGCTACCGCAGCGCCTGCAAGTTCTGGAAGGCCAAGCTGGGCGAGGCCAAGCCGCTGCGCGCGATCAAGCACAGCGACGTCCTGACCGCGCGCGCCAGCCGCGGCGAGGCGTCCGGCAAGACGACGAACAACTACACCTCCGTGCTGCGCGAGGCGTTCGAGCTGGCCATGCGCGACGGGCTGGTCGCGACCAACCCCGTCGAGGGGATCGAGAACGCGCCCTACCAGCGCCCACTGGTCGACCCGTTCACAGTCGCCGAGGTCGAGATGATCCTGGCGGACATGGTCGCCCACTACCCGGCCCAGGTCGCCAACTACGTCGAGGCGAAGTTCTTCACCGGCATGCGCACCAGCGAGTCGTTCGGCATCCAGTGGCCGGACGTCGACCTGGTCAGCAAGCGATTCCTGGTGCACCAGGGCATCGTCGCCGGCAAGGAGACCAAGCGCACGAAGACGGCGCGGGCGCGCACGGTGTTCCTCAACAGCCGCGCGCTGGCCGCGTTTGAGCGCCAGAAGGCCCACACCTACCTGGCCGGCAAGCACGTCTTCCACGACCCGCGCGACGGCGCGCGCTGGGGCGGCGAGCCCAAGTTCCGCTTCTACTGGCTGCAGACCCTCAAGCGCTTGAAGATCCGGCACCGGCCGCCCTACAACACGCGCCACACCTACGCGACCATGATGCTGATGGCCGGCATGACGCCAGCGTTCTGCGCCGGCCAGATGGGCCACAGCGTCGAGATATTCCTGGGCACCTACTCGAAGTGGATCCCGGGCGCCGGCGACCAGGTCGAGATGGCCAAGCTCGAGCAACGACTCAAGGAGGCATCAAATGGGTGATATCGCCGACGAGCACGTCGACCGGATGATTTTCGGAAAGCACCCGGTGTACGGGCCGCCGCTGCAATGCCGTCATTGCGGAGCAGGCGGCCTCTATTGGCAGAAGGTCAATGGACAGCAGGTCATCTATGAACGGGCCACGATCAGCCGGCACCGCTGCCCGCCCAAGGACGTGACGTCCGAGTTCGAGGTGCGGCCGTGAAGCTGAACACCCGTCGCCGCGCGCTGGCGCGCATACCCTACGCGAAGATCCGGCGCCGCGACAGCTGGCGCAAGATGAACGCCCTACTGGGCGGTTGGCTGGTGACGTTGCCCGAGGCAGCTCAGATCGAGCCGAAGGAGTGGGACGCGCTGTGCGCTCACACGACGATCACGCGCACCGGCCTGCCGACCGTCTACTGGCGCACCATGGATTCAAGCGCGCCGAGCGGCGGCAGGTCTGATTTCCTCCCGCCAATCAGCTTCAAGACGTCGGCGCCGCGCTGGGCGCCCTGCCGACATTCAGTTATCCCAGGACTATCCTCAGAAATGAAATAGGCGCCCGAGGGCGCCTATATAAATCGTGGAGCGGGTGATGGGAATCGAACCCAGGCGGGCGGGTTTCTGCACATCCGCTGAGGTAACGCTAAGGTAGCTGTTTTACCTATGAGCGAAGGTCTTTTTATCTGTCAGGAAATGCGCCTTGTACCGCCCTCGTGCTCTGCTTTATCCCTGGCTTTATCCCACAGCAGGCCGCATACTCGGGCCATGGATCTGACCGACTGGCTGTTCCTCGTCTACGTCGCCGCCGGGCTGCTCGCCGGCTGGCTTGCGTTGCGCGACCAGGCCGCCGCGCGCCGGCGCTAGCCCCGCGGGTCTGGCGTGCCGGCCGCCTGAGCTTGCGCCTTGCCACGGAACCAGGACGCGACGCCCAAGATACCGCCGATGGCCATGACCAGCTCGGCCGACAGCGTCACGGGCGTGACCTTGAACAGCGGCAGCAGCCACAGCGAGTTGATGTAGGCGCCGAACGACAGGCCGATGAACGGCCGCCAGAAGTAGGTCGGCCAGTGGTCGGCCTTGTCCTCGACCTGCATCGTCGCGTTCACGGCACTGAGCGCAGCGGTGTCGGCGACCAGTCGGTTTTGCTCGGCCTGGACGACCAGCGTCTGCAGCTCGACCGCGCGTTCCTTGGCGATCTGTGCCAACTTGACTGCGGCGTCGGGGTTCGTGGCCAGGGCCTGGCTGACGGCGTCGGGGGTGTTCTCCACGCCGAGGGCGCTCGAGATGATACCGCCGATGGCGCCGCCGGCCGGGCCGCCGATGAGCGTGCCCAGGATCGGCGCCGCGCTGCCGACCGCGCCGGCGATGTCTTTCCAGGTCAAGCTCATGAGTCATCCTTCTCGGCCGCGAGGGCCAGCAAGTTGGCGGCGATACGCCGCGCCCAGCCGCGCCCGAAGCTGCCCCAGGTGGGCAGGCTGGTCATCAGCTCAAGCCGCTCGGCGTTGAACGCCAGCGCCAAGCGCAGCGGCTCGCCGCCATGCACGGCAGCAAGGGTCATCGGGCCGAGCACGCCGTCGTCCGTCACGCCGGCCGCGCGTTGCAGCCAGCGCACCGCCTGCTGCACGCCCGAGTTCACCGCGGCGTCGAACACCTCGAAACGCAGCAGCGTCGGCAGGTCGTCGGCCCGGATGGCGTCCCAGTAGCGCAGCTTGTAGATCGCACTGGCGGTCTCGCGCGGCATCGCCTTCATGTCGCCCGTGTAGCCGTTGGCGCGCGCGACGCGCGCTGTCACGCCCCACATCGTTTCGCCGCCGGGGTCGGCCGCGTTGAAGCTGTACCCGCCCTCATTGCCGATAAGTCGATCGAAGGCATGGTCGAATTTCATTTCACCACCAGATGCTGGGCTGCCCAGGTCGCCAAGCCGCCGAGACTGGCCGCGGCGCCGCCGAGCCACATCAACGTGCGCCAGCCGCCGCGGGCCTCGGATAGCTTGTCCAGAATTTCGGTGAGCTGCTTGGACTGCGCCTTGTTCACCTCCTTCTGGTCGGCGAGACTGGCCATGATGCTGCGCACCTGCTCCTGGAGAACGCCGATGTGTACGGCGTGCTCCTGGCGCTGGGCGGCGTCTTGGTGGAAGGTGTCCATCAGGCCGACGCCCCCTTGAGCACGCTAAGCTGGATGACGACCGCTTCGGAGAGCGAGCCGCCGGTCATGTTGCGCAGGCTGACGCGCGCGCTGCCGGCAAACACCGCGTCGACCACGGCGACGTAGGCGCCGGCCGTGGCGCCACCTCGGATCGTGGCGACGACATGGTCGTCGGCGCCGATCTTGGTGCTGTTCCAGCTGAACGAAACCGCGGTGTTGGCCGCCAGCGCTGCCGCGTTCATGGTGACTTTGATCGTCGGGAAGTCGCCGGCGACGTTGGTGGACTTGTTCGTGGCCTGCGTGACTGAGGTGCCCGCGCCCTGGTAATAGCCGAAGCCACCCTTGCCGGTGAAAAGCACCTGCTGGTTGGCGGCCAGCACCTGGAAAGCCTCGTTGCCGGCGAGATCCTGAAAGCTGACGACGTCCGCCCGGACTTGCGCCTGGCGCGGCAGAGTGGCGTGCCCCGACCCATAGAGGTTGACGACGGCGCCGGCCTGGTCTTGGCTGCCGTGAAGCTGCGAAAACCCAATGTTGGACGCATTGATGATGCGCGTCGGCAGCGCAGTTTCGTCGCCTAGCTCCATGACGACGCCGTCAGTTGGGCCGGCATAGAGCTTGAAAGCCGGCAAGCGAGTCGTGCTGCCGCCGGTCTTGGCGAGTTCGAGCTTCCAGCGACCGCCGTGGTGCGTCGCATCCCAAACCTCAGTGGCCTGGTACTGGAAGGCGGCCATCGACTGCGACAGCACGCCGGTGCCATCCCAGCCGCGGTAGCCACAGCTCATGAAGTAGTCGCCGGACTGCACAGCCGTCGGCACAGCCAGCGAGCCGCCGTAGCGGTTGAAGTGGATGTTGTTTTCTTTAACAACGCCCGCCAGTCCGTAGGTGCTCAGTGCGAGCACTTGATAGGGGCTGCGATCGTTGACGATTTCGCACAGGTGCTGCGTGTCGCCGCTAGCCGCATTCGCCCAGGGACCATTGCCGGCGACCAGGAGGTTCGTCCGGACACTCGCCGCAATCTGGGTCAGCACGTCCGCCGCGCTCCCTGACGCCGGCACCATGACCGTAGGTTGGCCGAGCGAGTCGAATGCGATCACCTTGTTGGCGCGCTGCGCAGCGGCCGGCAGCAGCGTTGTGCCACCGATCTCCGGCACGCGGATCACACCCAAGATCGAATTGAACGCCTGCTGAATCAGGATCGTCAGACGGTCGAGAGCGTTCTCGATGGTCGCCGGGAAGAAACCGCCGGCGTTCGTCAGCGAGGCACCCTGCGTTGCCGAAACCGCGCTGGTCACCATCAAGCTGTACCCCGCCGGAAGCGCGGCGAGCGGCGTGATCGTGCCGCCAGGCGACGTGTTCTGGTCGGCGTTCAAGGCGGCGGTGTAGTTGCCGCCCAGCGACCACGTCGTAATGACACCGCTGGTGTCCGTCTGCTGGATCAGCAGGTCGGCCGTCGAAAAGACCTTGAACGTGAACGGATAGCTGACGAGAAGACCCGTCCCGGTAAACGGCCCGGCGGTACGGGACTGGCTGGCGATCGTCATGCGCCGAGTCTCTGGCTCTCCGGGTAGGCTATGTACGTCGCCTAGTGGTGCTTCACGTCCCCGTGCAGCAGGCCGTTGTACCAGTCCTTGATGCTGGTCACGTCGGCGGTTCCGTTGCCGATGTCCCAGATGAATTGCGCCACGTTCGCGGGCTGGCCGGCTGGCAGGTTGAGCACGACGCCACCGGTGGCGACAATGTGCTTGACCCATTTGTCGTCGACCTGCTTGCCGGTCAGCGCCGCGGCGAGGTCGGTGCCTGACTTGCCGATGGTGTCGATGATGCCGGCCGCCGGCGTGGCGCTGTAGTCGCGCCCGGTGGCGTAGTGTGCGTAGATGTCGCGCGCGAGCGGGACGCCACCGAACGCGACGCTGCCCATTTCCTTGGCTGCGTACATCAGCCAGCTGTCCGGATCTCCGTCCTTGGGCGGGTGGAAAATCGCGTGCATCGTTTGCACGCCGATCGTGTAGACGAGCGTGCGCAGGATGATTGTCGCGGCCAGCTTGGAGTCCGACCAGTGGTTCGCCTCCTTCATGGCGGCCCGGTGCTCTGCACTGCCGATCAGCTTGCCGGTGTCGATCAGCCGGTTCACGTTGTGGTTCCAGAACGTGTAGAACATCGTGAACAGCTTTTGGAATTCGCTGCCGCGCTGGATGGCCGCCATGTCCTTGACGCCTGTTCCGCCGTGGGCGTTGCGCACGGTCTTGTCGGCGAAATAGACGGCATCCTGCTCGCCCATGCCCAGGCCGCCCTTTTCGATCGGGGACATCGCCTTGAGGTAGGCACCCTGCCAGGTCGGCAGCGCCGTCGCCATGTCCAGGCCACCGATCAGGTCGTAGGCGTGCGCACGCAGCAGGTTGGCGCCGCGCGCCATGGCGCTGCTCGTGGGATCCATCAGCGCCGTGTCGAGCGAGTGCAGGTGCTCGCGAATGTCGCGGTCGACCTCGTCGGCCCGGTCGCGCATCTCGCTACTCTTGGCGAAGATCGCCTCCTTGTTGGCCTTCCACTGCGCCGGGTTGGTGAAGTCGGCCAAGCCCTTGCCGAACCAGACAGGCCCGAGCTCGGCGACCGACTCCATGCCGGCCGACAGGCCGTGGACCGCCGCGGTGGTCAGGCGGTAGCCGAGGCCGACCATCGTGGCGCGCGTGCGCGCCTCGCTGGCGACCTTGTTCAGCCAGACCCAGCCCTTGTTGCCTTCGACGCCCAGCTTGCCGTCGTTGGCCAGCGACTGCAGCCAAGGGCGGATCTGGTCGTAATGCTCCTGGCTCAGCGCGTCGATGATCGCCTTGCGCACTACGGGGTGCGACGTGAAGCGGTCTGCGTCGATCACGGCCTCGCGCCAAGCGATGTCATGGATCTCCTCCTTGATCATCCTCGGCAGCGCGTCAAGGTCGAGCAGGATCGGCCGCGCATAGTTCTCGTTGCGGGTGTTCATCCGGCCCGTGTCGCTGTTGGGCTTGGAGTAGATGTTCTCGAACAGCTGGTCGCCCGTGCGCGCGCCGCGCTCGGCGACATCCTGGCTGCGGGCCGGGTCGTACATGAGCGGCCAGTACCAGCCGCTGCGCGTCTTGCCGTCGGGCGTCTGGAACGGCCGCGGCGCGATCTTCTCCGGCGTCGTCTCGCCCAGGCGGCGGCCCATCGCGACCTTTTCAGGCCACAGCGATTCGAGCGTCTTGCCCATGCCTTCGACGAAATCCCAGTGCGCCGACGTCATGTTCTTGTGCAAGAAGTCCCAGACCGCTTGCGGATCCCAGCCCTCGCCCTTGGCGAGCTTGGCGAGGTTGCTCTCGTTGCCGGCGTTGCCGGCGAGCATCAGCATTTCCTTCGTGGTGAACTTCTGTGGGCGGCCGGTGGTGCCGTCGATCAGGCCGTCGGCCGTGTAGATCGTCTTCGTCTTGGTGATGTCGTTCAGGTGCAACTTCATCAGCTCGTCGATGCCCTGCTTGGTCGAGCGCAGCAGCTCGTTCTCGTGAATGCCCGCCTCGGACATCCGGCGGAACACGACCCGGTTCATGACGCCGTTGGAGTTGCGCGCGTCGAGCCAGTCGAACATCTGCTCCATCTTCAGCAGCGACGCCTGGGCGCTGCGGCCGAAGGCCTTGACCTTGACCCACTTCGCTTCCATGCGCGTCAGGCCGCGGTTAGATTCGCCCTCGCGCTGCGGCAGCTTGGCCGCCGTGTCGCGCATCTCGTCTGCCAGCTCGCCGATGCGACGAGTCTCCTGACCGTCGCGAAGCTGCTCCTTGAGCTTGCCCAGCTGCTCGATCGACTTGACCGAGTCGACCAGGCCGCGGAACGCCGCGAAGGGCATGTCCTTGTAGTGCCAGCGCTGGGCCTCGTTGAGCAGGTTCTCGGGCACGTCCGGCTTGTAGCCCTGGGCGGCCATCTTCTCGACCCACTCCATCAGGGTCTGGCGCTTGTCCAGCGCCGTGCCGCTGACGCCCTTGCGCAGGTCGGCGCGCTCGAGCAGGCTGTCGATCTGGTCGCGGTAGTCGACGTCGATCGCCTCGCGCACCGACGGCTTGTCGAACTTGGCCAGGTAGGTCAGCGACTTCTCGACGAAGTCCTTGGCGTCGCGCGCGGCGCGGCCCAGCTCCATGTTGAGCAGCTGGTCGCGCTTGGCCGTGGCGGCACCCTCCGTGTCGCCCTTCATCATGGCGCGCTCGGCCTGGGTCGCCGAGCGCGTCTCCGCGGCACGGAACTGACCCTCGTTGATGTCGCGTACGCGCTTGACGTCGATCGTGTTCTGGGCCGCCTCCTTGGCTGCGGCGACGATCTCCTTGGGCTTGCCGATCGACTTCTTCAGTGCGCGCAGCTCGGTGGCGACGAACGTCGACCGCACCTCGTTTTGCACCAGCTCGTCGGCCGTCTTGGCCATCGCCTCGGGCGACGAGATCTCGCCGTGGCGCTCGAGCATGCGCTGGTCGACCAGCCCCTCAACGGCGGCGCGCGGCGGCTCGGTCTCGGTGATCGCCTTGACCAGCGTCTCCACGTCCGGGAACCCGAACATGTCCGCCACCTCGCCGGGCTGCATGCCCTTGCCGGTGGACGTCGTCATGCGCAGGTCGGCCAGCTTCTTGGCGGCATCCTTGCCGACGGCCTCGCGCAGCGCCTCGAGGTCGATCTTGCCGGCGCCAGTGGTCGGATCCTTCGACGCCGTGTCGGGGACGACGGGCGCCTTCGGCTTCGGGTGCTCGGCGTCGTAGTCGAGCATCTGGCGCTTGACCTCGAGGTCGATGCGCGCGCGGTTCTTGGCGAGCCACTGGCCCTTGGCCAGCCCGTAGTTCTTGTACGTGCCCTTGGACGCCGGCGCGGCCTCCCAGGCCTGGGCCTTGATCGTGGGCTTGATCTCGGCGAGGTGCTCCTCACGCTTTTCGCTCCACTCGCGCAGCGCCTGCTGGTGCTCGGCGTTGATCGCGTCGGGCAGCTGCGCGCTGTCCTTGCCGGTCAGGAACGACCAGGCCCGGTAGACCGGCGCGCCCATGACCTCGCGCCGCACCTCGAGCGTGAGCGCCTTGCGTTTTTCCGCAGCGTCGCGCTGCACGGCGCGCAGCGACGCGGTGCGCAGCCGGTCGGCCTTGGCCATGTCCTTCATCGTCTTGCCGATGAGGCTCTCGATCGCCTGCTCGGTGGCGTCCTTGCCCTGGGCCTGGTAGGTGGACCACTCCTCAGGCGTCATGCCCGACTTCTCGGGCGAGTCAAACAGCGGCATGTATTTGCGCGCCATCTCGGCCTGGTGGATCGCGTCTTCGCTGGCGATCATGCGGTCGAACACACCGCGCACTTCGGGGGTGAAGTCGCCCGGGGCGCCCTTCAGGCTCTGATAGACCGACAGCATCCACGCGCGCATGCGCGAGAACACGCCGCGCAGCTCGAGCGACGGAGCCTGACCCTTCATGAGGTAGGTCTCCCAGCCCGTCGCGAATGCCTCGTGGTGCTCGCGCTGCTGGTCTATCGACATCTCGTGCCACGTGTCCAGGTCGGGGATGTCCTGCCATTTCAGGAACGCGGCCATGTCCGCCTTGACGCCGGCAGGGGCGTCGGGCAGCGCGGCCATCTGGCCGAGCGTGTCCAGGAAGTAATGGCCGAGCTCGTGCTGGAACGTCGAGAGGTTCGCGTCCTTCAACAGTGCGATCGACTTGGCCTCGGGACTGTAGGTGCCGCGCGCTTTCTGCTCGAACGCCGCGCCGGCCAGCGTGCGGTTCGATGCGGTGACCGGATACTTGTCCGCGAACTCGTGGGGCAGCATGCCGGTGCGCTCTGCCTGCGTCGTGTAGAACGCCTTCAGCAGGGTGTTGTTCGCGTCGAGCTGGTCGGGGCGCATCTTCAACGCGGCGAGGTTCGCGTCAACCTGGGCGTGCATCTTGTCGACGCTGACCTGGTAGGCGGTGTCCTCGTTGTGTGCGTCGGCGATCTGCTGCGCGCGCTGCTGCATGTCGTCCTGGCGCGATTGGGTGAGCGCCTCCGCTTCGCCGAGCGAGGCGCTCTCGGGCGTCGCGCGGACAGCCTGCATGAATGCGTCTTCGATCTTGCTGCCGGCGATGTGCGTGGCGAAGTCCTCAATCGGAATCGTCACCAGGCCGTTGCGCGGCGCGTTCTCGCCGAGCGCGGCGTCCAGCTGCGACGCGACCTCGGGCATCGTCTGGCGGATCTCGTCGCTTGTGATGCCGGCCTTCTCGAGCATCTGCGCGAAGGCGTGGCCCTCGATGTGCACGCTCTGCAGGTCGCCGGCGTCGGCCGCGTTGGCGACGAACGACTTGAACGCCTGCGGGTCGCGCGCGCGCAGCTTGCTGGCGTTCGCGGCCTGCGCGATCTGCTGCAGCTGTTCGTTCTGCGCTTCCGCCTGGGCGGTCTTGTAGGCATCCGAGTAGGTGTCGCGCACCTGGGGCGACATCGTCGGGTCGCCGCGGCCACCCATGACACCGCCAAGCGCGGCGCCCGTCACTGCCGACAGGAACGTGTTCTCCCAGTCGAACGGCACCTGCATGTTCTCGGGCAGCGCCGCGTTCATCGTGATGCGCGAGGCCTCGCCAGTCGACAGGCCGCTGAGTGCGCCGGTGATCACGCGCTTGAACAGGCCACCCTCGGCGGCGATCGGGATCACGCCCATGGCGGCCGTCGTGCCATAGGCGGCCTCCGCGGCCTTGAGCGCAGCTGCGCCGTTGCCGGTCGCTGTGTAGACGTCGCGCCCGGTGTTGACGGCCTCGGTCAGCGCCGGCGCGGTCATCGCCTTGACGCCGTGCGTGACGACCTTGGCGACGCCCGCGGCGGCCGTGTCGTTGGCTGCGACGACCGGCGCTCCTGCCTCGGCAGCGCCGCCCGAGAGCACGATCTGCGACAGGGTGCCGAGCAGCTGACCGCTGGCATGGAAGCCTTTGTCGCTGAACGACGCGTCCTTCGAGAGGTTGAACGTCGGCTCGTTCTCGACGCCCGGCGTCACCATCTTGTGGAACCACCAGTCGCTCGCCGTGTTGCCGCCGGTCGCCTTGTCGTACAGCACAGGGACGCCGCCTAGCACCGTGTTGACGGCTTCGGCTAGCTTGTTGAACGACCCACCCAGGCCCTTGGCCATGGAGGAAATACCCGATCCGATGTCGAAGGCCAGGCCGTGTTGGCCGTCCGCGCTCGCCAGGTAGTTCGGGATCGTTGTCCAGCCGAACGGCTTGCCGGGCGTGGGGTCGGTGTGCGGGGTGGCGGGCGCCGCGGGCGCTTTGACAGCGGCCTCGACGTTCGTGGTCGCAGGAATGTCGTCGTGCGCGATGCGCGCCAAGTCAGGGTCGCGCAGGAGTTCTGCCGTGGTCGGGAACTTGCGCGCCAGCACGTCCGGCTGGAAGTTCGCCAGCTGGGCCTGCTGATTGATCTGGTCGGGAAGCGCGCGCGCGGTCGCAAGCGGGACGCCGACGGTCGCTGCGCTCTGGCGAAGCTGCGCCTCGGCATCCGGATTGACCGGCAGGGCCTGGGCCACGTTGTCGCGGATTTCGGCCGCGCTGCTTTGCAGGGTCGCCGAGACGGCGGCTTCGAACGGATCGCTCATTGATTTTGCAGCTTCAGGTTGCGATACGCGTTCAGGAGATCCGTCGGTGACGGGTTGGGATTGCCGTGCTTGGCGAAGGCCGCCTTCAGGTTGGCGACGTCGGCCCCGTTCATGTCGAGGTCATCGATGTGCATGCCCATCAGGTTATGCGGCGTGTCCGAGCCGAGCTGGTAGCCGAATACGGTCCGCCGGAAGGGGACGCTGGCCGAAAACAGCTTGTCGATGTGGGCTTCGATCTCGGCTGGCACCATGCGCTTGTTCGTCGAGTACTGGGCCTGCTGGATCGACTGGTCGACGAACAGCTTGGTCGCGCCAAGCCACTGCGCGTCAGGCGTGCCGAGCTTGGCGGTCGTCGGGAGCTTGGCGCTCATAAGGCGCTCGTCGAGCACGCGCTTGATCGTCGCGTGGTCGAGGCCGTTCGGCGAGTCGTCGCCCGTGCCGTTGAGCCACTGCGCGCGGCGCTCGGACAGCTTCTGGAACGTGCTCGGGCTGAGCTCGGTCTGCAGCATGTCCCACGACGAGTTGGGCAGCTTGAAGTATTGGCCCGGGTTCGACACGATGTCGTTGTAGCGGCCCTGGTTGGTGACCACGTCGCCGCGCTGCAGCGCGCGGCTGAATGACTCCAACGGCCGCCCGACGTCGCCCGGCGCGAAGCGCAACACGTCATCCATGAGCTGCTGCGGCACGTCGGCAACCGTGGCGCCGTGGCCCTGGTTCGCGTAGAGCCACTGCTGCACGGCGCTGAGCGCCCGATCGCCCTGCTCGCGGAACGACTTGTCGACGACGTCGAACTGCTGCGTCGCGTGTTCGCGCGTCATTTGCACCAGCTGGGGCGACGCGTTCGGCGGCAGCTTCGACAGCGCGCTGCTGACGAACTGCAGCTCCGTTGGTCGATCGACGCGTCCGGCCGTCGGGTCGCCCAGGGCGTTGACGTTCTTGGTCACGTAGTCGACGGTCTGCTTGTGATTGGCCGGGGACTGGTAGGCAGCGAGCGCGCTCATCCAGTCGCCGCCGTCGGCGTCCTTCAGTGCCTTGTCGACATTGCCTTCGCCGGCGTTGTAGGCGGCCCAGGCGAGCGCCGGGTCGCCATACTTCTGCAGCAGCGCAGCCTGCAGCTGCACACCGACGCGGTTGTATTCGGCCGGCGTGTCGCTGGCGGCCGGTGCGATGCCGTGGCCGGGGTTCGCCGCGGTGGCCGGCATGACCTGCATCGCGTACTTGGCGCCGACAGGCGAAACGACCGGCGTCCCGTCGGCGCGCATGTCTTGGCCGCCCGACTCCGAGCTGGCGGTGATGCGCTGGAACCGGTCCAGCATGGTCGGCGCGAACGCCTTGGCCGCTTCGGTCGTCGTCGCGGAGACGGCGGCTGCGGAGACGCCCAGGTTCACGGCCTGCGTCACGTGGGCCTGCAGCGCGAGGATGTCGTTGCCGGTGAGCTCGCCGCGCTTGCGCGCCGCGTCCATGTACATCATGGCGTACTGCGGATTGCCGTTCTCGAGCGCGGCCTGCACGACGCCGCGGTGCGAGCTGCTGACGGCGTCGAGGATGGCGGCGTCCGCCGGCGCGCCCTCGAGGCCGTGCTGCTTGGCCTTGGCCATCGTGGCGGCCTTGATCTGATCGATGGCGCCCGGTATCGGCTGACCGGTGTTCGGATCCTTGCCACCGAAGATGACGTCCGGGTTCTGCCAGTTCTGCTCGATCGTGTTCTTGGCGAGCGCGACTGTCGCGTCGTTGACGCTGTCGTGGTAGACGCCGAACTGCTGCAGCGTGTGCGCCTCGACGTCGCCCTGGAACTGCGTCGCCAGTGCGGCCGACGACTGCGCGAACGCGCGGCGCTGCGCGTCGTTGCCCAGCGCGCCGGCGATGCCACTGACCGCCTCGTTCAGCTTGTCGCCATACTCGACCGACAGTGGCTGTCCGCTCTGGCGTTCCAGCGCGTCGTTGCCGAGCTGGTTCTTGTAGCCGACTTGCGGATCGTAGGTCAGCTTCTGCGCGGCGATGCGCGCCTGGTTCATGGCGTCGTTGACGCGCGTCTGGTTAATCTGGTCTTGCATCGCGAGCGCGATATGCGAGACCGCGTCGCCCGCGCCCGCCGCGGCGCGCCCCATGGCGTCGGCCTGCGCCGCGCCGACCTGGCCTGCCGACGGCCCGCTCGGGGCCTGCACGTTGACGTCGGGCGCCGCGGTTTGCGACGTCTGGAAATTTGAGTAGATCGGAACTGCCATGTCAGCCCATCGGAACCGGCGCGGTGACACCGGCGTCGATCGTCATGCCGGCACCAGTCGCGTTTGGGGGCGGCGTGAACGCGCCCTGCTTGTTGAGCATGTACCAGCTCTGGGCGACCTGACCGGCGCTGCCCAGGAGCGATGTCGCGGCCGTCGAGCCGGCGCTCATCGAGCCGGCGGACGCGGCCGAGAACAGGCCTTGGTTGTTGTCGTTGACGGCGCCGGTGCGGTAGCCCCAGGCTTGGCGCACGGCATTGGCGGCGATCGTGTTCTTGTCGATCGCACCCATGACGTCGGTGCTGGTGAGCACGCGCGCCGCGCTGCCCTCGCCGAGGTCGATGCCACTGGCGGCGAAATCCGCCTGCTGCGTGCTCTTGAGCTGCGCGGTGCGCAGCATGCTGGCTTGCTCCTCGTGCTGGCCGGCGGCCATGACCGAGCCGGCGGTGCGCTCGGCGGTCTGGGCGTTGATGCTGTTGAGGATCGCCTGCATGCGCAGGTTCGCTTTCGTCGCATGGACGCTCGCGTAGGCGCCGATCGCTGACGACAGTGCGCCACCGATCTGCATGCCCATGCCGAACTGGGCCATCCCTGTTGCGTCAGCCTGCGTCGACATTTCCTCTCCTATGGATGCGGGAGAAGGTAGACGTGCGCGGGCGTCCTATGTACGTCAGCCACCCATGGCGTAATCGAGCGTCATGCTGATGAGGGTCAGTGGAAGCGGGTCGCTCATGCGCACGCACACCTGCGCGCTGTCTGACCAGGCGGCCTGATTGACGATCTCGATTTCTCCGGTCTGCAGCAGGGGTGCCGATCCGTAGGGTTCGGTCGTGCGGATCTTGGGGCTGACCAGCTGCGTGAAGCTCGGGCCGGTGGCGGGCGCGCCCGACGAGTCGACTTGAACGTAGACCTTGTTCACGTTCTTCTTCATGCCTTGGCCTGCGCCGGCGACCTGGTTGGCGATCGGCAGGGTCTGAAGATCGGCCGTGATCGGCAGGCCGAACTGCACCTTGCTCGCAGCATTGTCCAGCGTGAAGCTGCCGCCTGAGACGACGAGCGGGCGGTGCACGGCGCCGTCGGCCAGGATGTTGATTGTCTTGCCCTCGAGCCAGTAGGCGCCGGACACGACGGTCTGAGGCGTGTTGAAGTTGGCGGTTCCGCCACAGTCGACGAAGAACGAGTCGGCGGGTGTCGCGAAGACGCGCGGTCGCATGCGCTCGACGTAGCGCTTCTGCGTGCCGTTGATCGTGCGCTTGACAATCGCGTAGAGCACGTCCTCAGCGCCTTCGGCCACCACGCAGATCGACTCGAAGACGCCGTCGGTGTCGTGACGTGCCCAGGCGCCGATCTGCTGCTCTGGGACGTAAGTCAGGCTCAGCAGGTTGCCGTTCGAACTCACCATCCAGATGATGGGGTACGGGGCCTTGCTGAATGCCATGTCCACGATAGTCAGCTGGTCGAACAGGTGCGGCGCGCGCAGGCTCAGATCGCCTGTGACGTAGCCGCCGGCCGTGTACTGGTAGGCCATCTCGCGGGCGTGCCCGCCGCGCGCGGCGCCATAGACGACGTTGTTGTTGACGACGACCGGCTGCGCGTCGTTGGCGCCGATGTAGGACTGGGGCTTCACGCTGATGCTGGCGGGCGTCAGCGAGTCGGTGTTCACGCTGGTGACGCGCCACTCGGCCGAGCTGGTGAGCGCGACAAGGTTGGCCAGCGGCACCAGATGGCGCACCGTGTTGGCTTCGCGCGCGACGACGCGGAACGAGATCGAATCGGAGTCGCGCGTCGGGATCGAGTACGTCAGGTTCGACTCGGTGCCAGCCCGGGTCAGCCACATGTTTTGCGGCTGGTTGATCGTGCCGGCGAAGACACGACGCTGGTCGAAGTACGTGACCGCGCCGGGGTAGTTGTTCGCGGACGCGAAGGGGTTGCTCACCTCGGGCGGGGTGTGGCTGATGTCGGGCGTGATGTTGTTGTCGCTGAACGTCGTGCCCGAGGCCTGGCCCAGGTAGCCCCACAGGCCATTGCTGTACTTGTAGACGTTGTAGCGCAGCGCGCCGGCGGCAGCCGTCCACTTGATCGTGTTGCTCGCGCCGGTGTCGAACAGGTTGTTCTTGACGCCATTGGTGACGAAGACCTGGCCGCCGCTGATGTAGGCCGTGTAGCCGCTGGTATCGAGCGGGATGCCGTTCAGTGCCAGTGTGAAGGTCGTAGTCGTCGGGACGGTGTTGATCGTCAGTCCGGCCAGCCCGTTGACTTGCGTCATGCCGACAACCGAGCTGATCGACACCGGGTCATTGACCAGCAGCCCGTGGGCTGCGGTCGTGGTGAACGTGCCGGGGTTCGCCCGCGTGGCGGCCGACAGGAACGCCTGGGCCACTGTTGCGGTCGCCTCGATCGAGATCAGCGACTCGTCGATGTTGTTGCTCGCCACGGACGTGACGGCGTAGCGATGGATGATCGGCGTGCCGGGCGTGGCGCCCAGCGTCGCCGTGACCTGGACGGCGGTCGGCGCGACCAGGGTCGTGACGAACGAAATCGGCGTGAACGTCCAGGCCAGCGCGCCGCCGCGCCGCAGTTCGGCGGGCGGGTAGTTCGGATGCACCATCGTGAATACGTCGGCGCTCTGCACGTACTTGATACCGAAGAGGTCTGCCTGCAGATAGCTGTTCGCGACCTCGTACGGCAGGCCGCCGCTGAGGAGCGTCGAGCCGTAGAGCGTGACCGGATCCATGGTGTGGAAGCGGAAGTATCCCTCGCCGACCTCGACCGCCATCGTCTGGGTCGTCGAGTAGGTGAAGGGCATCAGCCGCGTCTTCTTGGTCGAGTCCTTGACCTCGAGCACGAACTCGAAGCCGGCGCGGTTCTGCACCGGGCCGTGAGGCAGAATCCGGAAGTTGCGGACCAGCGCCAGACCGGTCATGTACTTGGCGTCGGTGACCTGGCCGAAGAACTGCGGGGTCAGCTCGCCGCCGGTGAAGGAGCGATCGAAACCTCTCATCGGGCGTTGATCCAGCTGACCGCGTGGCGCTCGCGCACGTTGGTGTGCTTGTTGCCGACGTCCGCCTGCACGGCCTTGGCGAACATCCCGCTCTTGCCGTCCCTACCGAAGGCCTTCTCGCGCCAGCGCGCGGCGGCGGCTTCGCCGGCCTCGCCCTTGATCACCGGGCCGGCGAGCATCGAGGCGAGCGAGGCCGCGAGGGCCTGAATGAACGTGCTCGAGAACTTGGACGTGTCGGTGACGCGCGCGATGTAGCGCAGGATCGCGTTCGCCTGATTGGTGTACAGCACGTCGGAGCCGTCGGCGGCGGCCTCGCAGGTGAACTCCTGTGGCGTGTAGACGCCGGTGTTGATGACTGGGTTGCTGTAGCCGAAGAACGCCATCGACGGTGCGGGCACCGCGACGCTCGAATCGTCTGTCGCACTGGGGTCCATGACGGCGATGGCCGAGAGCAGGTCATTCGGCTGCGCGTAGCAGTACGTCCATTCGGTAATCGGGTTGGACAGCTGCGCCAGCGCGACGCGCTTCGTGGCCCAGCTCCAGTCATGCATCTCCAGGAGCTCGTCCCGCGCGATGGGGTACCAGCGCGCGCAATGGTCGGCCTGGGCGCTTCCATCCGGCGGACTGATCGCCTGCAGGTTGGCCGTGTCGCCGAGATGGCTCAAGCCCAGATTGCAGATGTCGACTTCGGAGGCCACGCGTCACCCTTTCAAGGAAAGCCGGGCGCTCGTGGCGCCCGGTTCGTTCATCGCCCGACGCCCGGATCAGGCAGCAGGCGGCAGGATCGAGACGACGTTCTGCACGCTGGTCGCGAGCGCGCTCAGTGCCGCGTCGACTTCGGGGCTGGTGCCGCCGGCGGCCGCGACAGCCTCCTTCAGGGCGACCACGCCGTCACCGATCGTGGCGACACCCGCGGCGATGGAACTGACTTGGGCGAGGATCTGGTCGTTGGTCATGGCGATGCGCCTTTCGAGATAGAGAAGGATGGGCCTGGCGAGCCAGGCACGGATCCGCATGGTCAGGCGATCGAGTCGTCCGCCGCGCCAGCGGTGTCCTTGGTGGCCTTGCCCTTGGTCTTGGGCGTCCAGGCAGCCGGCGAGCCGACGCCGTTGGGGAAGGCGGCGGCCATGGCGCCGGCGACGGCCTGGGCGATCATGTCGGCCTGGGCCGCCTTGAACGCTTCCATCTGCGCGGCGTGCTCCTCGTTCGACTTGGCCAGCGCCTCGAGGAACATCTTGCCGAAGGAGGCGGCATCGCCCAGGCCCGATGCGTCAGCCTGGTGCATCTCGATCATCTTGGCGACGCGCACCTTGTTGGTGTCGAGGTATTCCTGGTAGCGCGCCTTGCCGACATCGCACGTCGGCGCGAGGTTCTCGGCCGGCAGGCCGTCGTACATGGCGGTCTCGCCCGCCTCATAGATCTTGTTGCCGACGAGCGAGCGCTCGACGACGGTGTAGGCGACGGGTTCGCGCTTTTCGGCGACGGCGGTGCTGGTTTCTTCGGTCATGGTTGCGTGCCTTGCGTGTGGGGTTGGGGCTCTGTCACCCAGAAAGGCGCCCGGGGGCGCCTGACTGAGGGGTGTCCGTGCGTCGATCAGGAGACGGCGTAGCCCGACTTGTAGTAGATGTTCTTCACGCCCTGCGGATCCTTGACGACCGAGGCGAACACCGACAGCGTGGCGATGGCGCCCACGTTGACGATGCGTGCGCCGAAGTAGCGCTTCGGAGCGTACGGGGCGGCCGGATCCCAGCCCAGCGGCACCAGCGTGCCGGCCGGCAGCGATGCGATCGGGATCGCGTCGGTCTGATTGATGACCTGTACGTTGGAGGTCAGCGCGGCGTCGTCGGCCTGGATCAGCTGGAACTGCACCGAGGTGCCGGCCGTCGGGGCGGTCAGCACGTTGAACACGACCGACAGGTCGTTGCCGGCGCCGGTGTCGCCGGGCTGGTTGCCGCCCAGCGTCAGCGGCGCCAGGTCCAGCGTGTTGGTGGACAGGATGTTGCCGGCGCCGTTGGCGGCCGCGCCGGTGATGACGCCGGCCGCGGAGACCGAGCCGAACAGCGTCTGAAGTGCGTCGATGATCATGGTGTGCTTTCTGAAAGATGAGGAGGCAGCTTGCGAGAAGCCCCGCCGAGGCGGGGCGTCAGGCTTAGACCACGCGGCTCTCGGTGTTGAGCAACTGGTCGACCTTGCGCAGGGGCACTCCCAGGAAGCTGGTCAGCTTGTAGGGGGTGCCGAACTGCGTCAGCGCATCGCTGATCGACAGGGCGGCGTTCGACTTGCCGAGGGCCGCCACGCGCAACAGCGAGTAGACGGTGCGGTTAGCGTAGAAGGCCGCCTTGCCCATCGCCAGATTCGGCACGCGGTCGATCGCGCGGCTCATCAGGTTGATGATCTGGGTCGCGGCCGTCGAGGCCTGCGTCGCGGACTGGGCGATCAAGTCCGTGACGTTGATGTTCGCGATCCGGACCACGTAGCGCCAGTCCTTGACGGCCAAGCCGTTCTTCCACTGGTACAGCGTGCGCAGCGCCTGGAAGTACTGCGGCGTCGCGGCGCCCGAGCCGTCGATCACCGAGTCCTCGCCCAGATCCTGGTGCTGCAGACCGGCCATCGAACCCTTCGGGAACGGGCAGAACACCGTCTGATCGCCCCAGACGACCAGGTAGATCGAGCAGTTGTTCGAGCCCGTGCCGCCGGCGTCCAGGATGTTCTGGCCGTTGCCCGCGGTCAGCGAGCTGTAGCGGGTCTGGAAGCCCAGGAACTGGCGTGGGTCGGTGGACGGGTTGCCGTAGAACATGGCGCCGGCCATCGTCTGGTTCATGCCTTCGATGAAGGCGCGATCCTCGGACAGGCGGAACTCGGCGGTGTTGCCATTCAGCTTGGCCAGCTCGACGTCGACGTGCGAGCGCGCTTCGAGGATGCCGCACGCCTCGTCGATCTGGGTCGTGGTCGACTTGCTGGTCGGCACACCCTGGTTGATCAGGCGGTAGAAGATCTGCGGCAGGCCGGTGCGGATCGTCAGGCGGTGCCCGGTGGGCAAGTTGCCTTCGAGGAACATTGCGTCCTCGAGGATCTCGTTGGTCTGGTTCAGCAGTTCGGCGATGACGGGCACCTGGCCGTTCGGATCCAGGCGCTTGGCCCAGTCGGCGAGGGTGAGTGCGAGCGAGGAAAGCAGTGCCATGGTGGTCTTTCTTTATCGGCTGCTAAAGCCGTTATGCTGCGTTTGGGTAGAGAACCTTCGCCGCGGGCTTGTCGCCGCCGGGGGCCTTGCCGCCCGGCACGTGCTTGCTCTCGGCGAACGCCGGCGCGACCTTGAGGAACATCCGGATCATTTCCGGGTGATTCGCAAGGCCGCTCTTGTCGAGCATTTCGCGGAACGCGGGCGTCGTCGTGGCTGCCATGGCGGCCTTGGCGACGGCGAGGTTCTCGGCGAGCTTCTCGCCTCCGAACTCCTTGTCGCTTCGGACGGCCTGGGCATTTGCCTCGAGCGCTGCCGTGCGCGCTGCCTCGGCGCGGCTCGCCTCGAGCGCTGCCTTACCGGCGGCACCCTTCTCGGCGAGCTTGGCGACCAAAGCGAACGCGTCTTGCGCTTTCGCCTGGCTCATCCCCAGTTCCTTGGCCAATGCCGCGAACTCCGTCATCAGCTCGCCGGCGGGCGCTGGGACGCCCTCGGGAGGTGTGAAGTCCGCGTACGTATCGGGCGGGCCATCGTCGGCTTTGGGCTCGACAACCGGCTTGCCTTCTGCGTCCAGAACCGGCTCTGCGCCAGTCTTCTCGACTGCAGGCGTCTCGACCAACGATGTGGTCGAAGCGTCTGCGCTCACTGCGGGCGCGGCGTCGGTGGGTTCTGCTACCCCGCCCTGCACTGGTTCGGTCATTTCATGCCTTCTTGCAGCATCACGATGAAGTTTTCCGGCGCATGGCGCGTGCACTCGGCCTCGAGGAACAGGCCGAAGGCACGCTTGCCTTCGCGGAAGAACGTCTCGCTGTTGCCGGTGAAGCTCGTACGGTGGATACCGGCCTCGGCCAGCAGGCGGCGCATGATGCGTCGGCCTTGCTTCTGGTCCATCAGCCACTTGATGTCATTCGCGGCGACTTGACCGGCAGCCTTCCCTGCGTCGCGCTGCGCGCTCGCCTCGGGGTGGAGTTCGTCGGTCGTGTCCATGCCGTGAATGTGGAAGCGGGCGCCGAGCTTATGTACGTCGGTCTGCCTCGAATCGCTTGAAAGATCAGAGCGCGTTGATGCCTGCAGTCATCAGTGGGGCGAGCACGGCGTAGCCTGCGTCCTTGAAGTGGACGGTGTCGGACCAATAGGTAGCGCTGCCCGAGGCATACGCGCCGGACACGCCGATGGTCGCGTTCGCGTGCAGCTGGATGTAGGCGTCGAAGAACGAGTGATTGCCGTCCAGGAGCGAGTTGTACGCATCGCGATCGGTCGGATCCGGGTCGCCGCTGTAGGCCGTGGACGTGCCGCCCGCCAGGCGCGCGGTCGTGATGTTTGCCTTCAGTGTGGACGCGTAGGCCTGGATGTTCGTGTACGACTGCGCCGCCGAGATCGCCGTGACGTGGTTGTTGTACCACTCGAAGAATGCGACCTTGGGCACCTTGCCGGTGAGCGTGCCGATTTGGTTCCAGTCGGGGATCTTGGCCGTGATGCCCGCGGTCGTCATGCCACCGACAGCCTGGACGCTCCACTGACCCGGGATCAACCCCAGCGCCTGCGCCGTCAGGTACGGATAGGCAGCCGGCAAGTTCGTCGCACCCACGCCGTCGGTGATCGAGTCGCCGTCCATGCAGGGGATGGAAGAAACAGCGTTCCAGGTCGGCGCCGTCGAATACTTGTTGCGAACGTAAATCTCCAGTTGGAGCATTTCGTTTTGCGTCAACACGCGGTTGTAGCAGAAGACCTCGTGGACGTAGCCGCTGAACGGCAGCGCGCCGCTGGAGTTGATCGCGCCGATCGTGAACTGGCCGTCCGCAGCATTCGTCGCCGGCCAGGCCGTCGTGTTCGAATACTTGCACATGCCGTTGACGTAGACCCGCTCCAGCGCGGTGCCACTTTGCGTCGGGTAATACTTCGTGGCGCTGCTGGTCGAGCCGAAACAGACCAGGTTCGCGCCTGAGGTGTAGGGCAGCTGCAGCTGCGTGCCGTTGGCAAAGCGACCGATCAGCGCGCCGGTGTGCATGAAGGCGAACGCCTGGCCGCCAGTGCTGTTGCCGAAGACCGTGCCGTTGGGCTTGGCCGCGGTGTTGCTGACGACGATGTAGACCGTGCCCGTGCGGGTGTCCATCGCGGTCTTCAGCGCCGGGATGGAGCCGGACAGCCACTGCGCGCCGGAGCATTGCACACCCGGCAGGCCGCCGATGACGTTGGTTCGGTACTTCGGTTGCGCGGCGCCGGTGGCCTGCGTCAGCGCCAGTCCGGTCACGCTGTCTGTCCACGAGGTCAACGCAGTGTTGTCCGTTTGCGGCGTGATCGCATCGGCCGCGAAGTGGCCCACGAGGTCGGACGCGAACGGGATGCCACTGACGGTGCCACCTTCAGCCGGCAGTGCCGCGAACTGCGACGCAACCCCGCTGCGCACGAACAGACCTTGAGGCACGCCGGCGGCCGAGAGCAGCAGGGGTCGTTTCGCCTGGCGCAGCCCGCGAGTCGTGTTCGGGGTGAATGGCGACGCGAAGATGAACTCGCGGCCGAAGACCTGGTAGCCAATCGGCGTGTCGGTCGAATCGTGCAGTAACTGGCCAAACGCCAGATTGCCGATCGATCCGCCGTCGGCGCCAGCTGTCAGCGAGGCCGGAAACAGCCACTCGCGCCCCAGCCGGTCGACCACGCCCACGGGCGTGTCCGTCGCGTCGATGAGGTAGATCGGCGTGTGGCGTGTGTAGCCTGTCATGTCAGGTGTATCCGCTGAAGCCGGCGGTCGGGCCGGCGGGGTGAGCTGTCTGCACCAGGCCGCCGCGCGAGACCAGCGACGCGAGCGCCGTGTTGTCGGCCGTCGAGGCGTTACCCAGCTTCTGGATCGTGTCTGCGGCCTGGTTCTGCTGCTGCGCCTGCGCTTGTGCCTGCGCTTGCTGCGCGCGGCCCTGGCGGATGAGCGCGACCTTGTCGTTGCTCACGATCAGGGACGGCGAGATGCCCAGCATGTCGCTGTACTTGTCGGCCCAGTCGTCGGAGTCGAACTTGTCCAGGACGCCCGGCGCGAAGGCGGCGATCTGGCCGAGGTTGCCGACGAACCGGTCTATCGAGTTGGTGCCGATCGCGCGCTGGGCCTGCGCCAGCATCGAGATGAACTCGACCTGCAGCGTCACGCCGTGCAGCTCCTGGGGCGGGGGTGGCAGCATGCCCACGCGCAGCATCCGGTCGAACGTCGACTGGATCAGCGGGTTCAGCTCCTCGTTGTGCAGGCGCTCGACGGTCGGGCCGAGCATGAGCATCTTTTCCTCGTGACGCTCGGCGACCTCGGTGGCGGTCATGCGCGTCTCGTTCTGCTCGCTGAGCATGAGGAACAGGTCGGCGTAGAACGACGACTTGATGCGCTCGCGCACATCCTGGATGTCGCCCAGCATCGCGCCCAGGTCGAGGCGCACCTCGAAAGCGGACTGGATCTTCTCGGTGCCGTCGCCGAACGTGATGCCGCCGGGCAGCATGTCGGTCTCGTTGTTCTTGTAGGAGGTCGGCGCGACGAGCGGCGGCTTGACCATGTAGTCGATGGCCTGCGCCTTGCGCAGCTGTTCTTGCTGCAGCTGCTTGACGTCGCCCAGTGCTTCCATGCCCGGCGAGTTGCCGTAGATGTCGCCGCCCGAGACGGCCCAACGCGAGCACAGGCCTGGGAACTCGTTGTAGCCTGAGTCCAGCAGGTACTCGTCGGAGTTGGCGCCCTGCTCGAAGTAGCACGAGCGCCAAGCCATGTCGGTCGCGAGCTTGCTCTTGAAGTCACGTTCGCGGTCCGCGCGCGGCTCGATGATCTGGATGATCGGCACCCAGGCGCCGAGGGTGTTGTTGTCCCAGAGGTTCTGCACCGTCTTGCTGCAGTTCTGGTAGCCAAACTCCTTGACGACTTCGGCCACGGTCTTCTCGAACTCGCGTGCGATCGTGTCCACGTTGCCGCGGAAGTCGGTCGCGATGCAGTATTCGCCGGCCGTGAGCGAGGCGTGATGCACGACGTTCTTGTAGTCGGGCATGATGATCTTGGCCGCGGTGCCGAAGACGCCCAGCTCCTCGTAGGTCTGGTGCAGCGCCCGATAGACGTTCGACTTGTTGAACACCGACAGCATGAGATCGGTGCACGCGGCGAGCCACAGCTTGACTGGCTGGTGCTTGTTCAGGTCGGCATCGGGCGTCGACAGGCGAAACCACGGCCGGGCCGGGCTGGTCATGCCTGACATCATCCCGGCGGCCAGCACGCGCACGGAGCGCGTCCCGGTCGAGTCATAGATCTGGTTGTGGCGCCGCGCGCCGCGGTTGCGATCCTGGATGAAGTAGCGCCCCGAGCGGGGCAGCAGGAACTGCGAGAGCTCGCGCCAATGTGGCATCCAGCTCGCGCGCTCGTTCTTCAGCTCGCCCCAGCGCCGGAGCAGGTCAGCGCGGGTCGTGATCTGCTGCTCGCGCATCAGCCCCCCAGCAGCGACGACTTGCCGAGCGTCAGCGTGGTGGGGTCGACGCCGCCCGGGCCCGTGAGCATGGTGCCTGCGGCGCCTTGCTTGCCGGCGGCCAGATTGGCCTGCAGCTGCGCGCTGACGTCGGGCGACTTCGCGTTCGCGGCGTTGTTCGCCTCGTCGGCGGACTGGGCGTTGCTCTTGGCGGCGGCGATGGCCTGCTGGCCGGCGCGGCGCTGCGCGTCGGCGCCTTGCTTGGCGCTGTAGGCTGCGGATCCTGCGGCGACGGCCGCGGCGGCCAGGGCTGCAGCTTCGGCTGCGGTCAGACCAAACATGGGTTCTCCTCTCGGCGCGGCAGTACCGGCAAGCGGTTGCACTGCAGCTGCTCGGGCTGTTCGATGAATCGGGCCTCGAGCACGCGCACGTCCCGCTCGTTGTCGGGGTTGGGGAACACGCCCGTGCACCAGGTGTCGGCGTAGGTGCGACCGATGCGCTGCGCGCCGGCGTGGCTCACGAGCGTGTGGCGACCGGTGAGGCGCACCATGTCGCCCTCGTGCCAGACCGTGATGTCGCCGTCGAACATGACCAGGTGGTCGGTCTTGTGGCGTGCGCCCTGCAGCTCGGTGCCGGCGGGAATGAACAGCTCGCGCATGTACACGCCCGGGGCGAAGTAGTCGCGGTGCTCGAGCTTGACGCCGTCGCCCGCGGCCTCGACCGCTGCGATCAGACGACCGCGCTCCTCCATCTGCTCGCGGGTGGGCGAGTTCGCAAGGGTTGCGAGGTCAGTTGAGGCCGGCATAGGGGTCATGCTCGCGTTTGCCGCCCGGCTTATGTACGTCGCCCGGCGCAGGCTTCTTGCGCTTGGGCGTGTCGATCATGGCCAGGATGACGGCGACCGCGCGGTCGACTGACCGCTTGATCTTCTCGTAGATCTCCTCGCGGCTGGCCACCTTGATGACGAATCCGGACATCGACCAGGTGGGTGTGCACAGCTCGATTCGCAGATCCTTGTCGGGCGGCAGCGCCAGGCCCGTGTCGTTTGCCGGGTCGAGCGCCTCGCGCATGCGCCACCAGAGCTCGCTGCGCTGGTTCAAGAACCGCAACTTGCCGGACTTGTCGGTTCCGAGCGCCTTCTCGGCGACGTTGATGCCTAGCACCTGCTGGCCCATGCCGTTGAGCGTGTCGTACGGCGACGCGCCCACGCCGATGATGTCGATGTGGATCGGCGCCTCGTCGCGGCGAGACGCGATCACCAGGCCGGCGACGACCGGGCCGTCTGGCGTCTCGGTGCCCGGATAGATCTTCAGGCGATCGATCCACGCGCCCTTGCTGCCGTCGGGGTTGGCGTGCCGGTTGGCAATCGTCGTGTTGTCCTTGCCGCCGCGCGCGACATCGACGCCCTGGCTCATCATCTCGCCCTTGGGCGATCGGTCCACCCAGCGCGCCATCGCGGCCTCGACCCAGGCGGTCGGGATGACCTGCCACGGGTCGTCGGTCATGCCGGCCTGGAAGTCCCCATACAGCATCTGGCTGCGCAGCGGTTCGGGCATGGCCTGCAGCACGCGCAGGTAGCCCGAGCCCGCAAGGTGCGGGTTGTCGCTGATCCGCGACGGGATGAACGTGCGCGACTGCGGCTCGATGATGTCTTCGGCCGGATGGTCAGCCGGATCGAAGTCGTACGAGATCTCGCCATTGACCACGATGCACGGGCGCGCGTCGTCGACCCAGACGTCGCGGCTGGTGCCGTTCTCGGCAGGCAGCATCACGCAATACAGCTTCTCGCCGGGGGCGGCTGGATAGCGTGGATGCTTGGCGTCGAGCCACGGTGCGAAGAAGTCGACGATCCAGCGACCCTCGGCGCTCGTGGGCGGATTGAACGTGAGGAGCGCCTGGCTGCGCACCTTCTGCCCGTACTCGTCGTAGCTGGTGGACCGGTTCCAGCCCAGGAGGAATCGCACCTGCAGCTCGAGGAAATTGGCGGCCTCGTCGAACACGAGCAGGTCGTGCGGGCGGCCCTGCTGACGCTGCTCGTCGCCCAGGTTCGGGCAGGAGCCGAACTCGACCAGCACCTTGCGCGGGCCGGCGTCGCGCCATACGCGCTTGGTCGAGTTGTAGCCGTCGTCCCCGCCCAGGAGCTTGCGCATGCGCTCCTCGATGCCCTGCAGCTGTGTGCCCTCGCGGCGCATGATCAGCACCTCGTGGGCCTTCATCAGCGCCTTCCCGATCGCCAGGTCAGACTTGCCGCCGCCGGCGGCGCCGCCGAAGCCCACGATGTCGGCGTCCGACTCGTAGGCCATGAGCTGCGGGCCGGGCAGCGGCGCCCACAAGGGCTGACGCGCCAGCAGCGCGCGGCCGCGGGCAATGGCCTCCTGCAGGATCGCGCGCTCGCGCACCGACAGCGCCTGGGTCATGCGAAGTCGCTCAGGTCGGTGTCGGCCGGCGGCGCCTTGATCGTGGCCAGCTTGCGCTGCAGCGTGTTGAACTCGGCCAGCAGCTCAGCGTCGGTCATCGAGTCGACGGCCGTGGAGCTCACGACCTCGGTGCGATCAGTGGCGTAGCGCTTGCGGTACGCCTTGACGCGAGCCAGGAGCAGCGTGTCGCTGAACTTGGTCACGGTGAGCCATCGCAGGTTGCCGTTCTCGTCGCGCGCTTGCACGGCGCGGTGCGCGGTGCCCTCCTGGCCGTCGGCGCCCATGACGCTGTAGGCCTCGGTGATGACGTTGCCCTGCTCGTCACGCGCCCAGACCGGCGTCAGCTGGCCCTGATAGACGACCGGCTCCTCGTAGCCGAACGCGCGCCGGGTGAGCTCGGCCTCGCAGTCATCGGTGTGGGCCTCGATCGCGAGGTCCCAGGCAGCGAGGAAATCGCCATCGGTCTTGCGCAGGTTGTAGGCCGATGCCGCGCTGGACAGGCCCGCTGCGCGCGCGCTGCCGGCAACGTTGCCGGTGCGCTCAAGGTGGACTAGGAAAGGGTGAACCCAGTTGGGAAGCATGATGCGGCGCAAGATGGCACCGCTCAGCCCGCCTATGTACGCCGCTTCTGGCCTGTGGCGACCTGCCCCCGTCGCCGGCCGGCGAGGATCTCGCAGACCGTGTAGAAGCTGATCTCGAACTTGATCGCGATCTCACGGCGCTTGATGCCCTCGGCTCGCAGTTCGTGGATCAGCCAGATATCGTGATCGGTCAGCTTGGCTCGATGATGGTCTTGCCCGACCACGTGCCCGCTGTCATTGATTGCCGCCAAACGACGTGCGATTTTCTGCACTGTCACGTCCTCCCACAGTTCGCCGAGAGGAGCGCGTGAGTCTGCAATTTTTTGCAGTGGTACCACCTGTACCACCTGTACCACCCTTTTTGAAAAGTTTCCCAGGGCTCGACCCCCTCCCCCTTTTCCCTATACACGTGTGAGTGGTTCTGGTGGTACTGGTGGTACCAAGCCTTTAGAATCAACGACTTAGACCGGAACCACCTCAGCGACAGAGGTGGTACAGGTGGTACCGTTGAACGTGCGTTTTTATGCATATTCGACCTCCGACGACGCCTTGACCCAGACTTTTGTCCGCAAACCATCCATGTATGCGTTTTTTCGCTCGTAACCGAACCGCGTGAGGATCTTCGCGACCCGCATTTCGTCGCTTTTCGACATGCGTGCAACATCCAACCGAATCGCCGACGACAGAACGTCGCTGACCCGGACGGGCTGATCGCCGCGCTTGACTCCGCTGCTCTCGTCCATCGAATCGGTACCTAGCCAGTGCGCGATGCGATCGTCCCAGGGGTCGGTCATCTTGTACTTGGCGTGCTCGGCCCGCGCGAGGTCGTAGGCGGCCCGCCAGGCGATCCCGCTGCGTCTGAACCTGTGCAGCCCCTCGGCCCACAGCTGGTCGCGGTTCTCGATGATCCCTGGCACGTCCACGGCGCCTGTGGTCATCGGTAACCACCGGCGTTCCCCCGTCTCGTCGTCGAGAAACCCCTCGCGGTTGCCGGTGCCGATCAGCAGCAGGCGCCGCGCATAGCGCGTGCCGTGCTCCATGTACTTGGGCGTCCATTCCTCGAACCGGCGCGAGATCCAGGCCTTGATCGACTCGGCGTCGCGCGAGTGCAGCCCGCGCAGCTCGGCGATCTCCCCGACCAGCTTGCCGCGGAGCGAGCGCGCGATGTCCTCGTCTTTCTTGGTCAGGTTGATCTCGACGAAGGCGCTCTCGAGCGCGTCGTGGAATGGCGCCAGCGCCTCAATCGAGGTCGTCTTGCCCTCACCCTGCAGGCCGATCAGCACGGGCACCATGTCGGCCTTGGCGCCCGGCTCCATGCAGCGCCCGGCCAGGGTGGTCCAGCTGTAGGCGCCGACGGCGCGCACGTAGGGCGAGTCCTTGACGCCGAAGAACGCCGAGTAGAACGTGTCGATGCGCTCGACGCCGTCCCACTCGAGCCCGGCCAGCCAGTCCTGGGCGCTGTCGAACTTGTTCTCGTCGGCCACGATGTTGACCGCGTCCTTCATCAGGTCGGCTGACACCGGCTTGAAGCCGAGATTGCCCAGCGTCACGCGCATGCGCACGAGGTCGTTGTTGTCGACCCGGCGCCACGCCTCTTGCCCGACGCCTACCATCAGCGAGTCCAAGAACGTGTCGTAGGCGATGCGCCGGCCGATCACGTCGGGGCGCCGCGCCGCGGCCAGCACGTTGCCGATCGTGGCCAGAGGCACGCCCGAGCGGTCGCGCTCGAACACAGGCAGGGGCTCGATCTCCACCGGCGCGCCGCCGTCTTTAGCTGGTGCTAAAGCCGTGACCACCTCGAAGGCCGAGCGGGTGTGACCGGTGGCGGCCAGGAAATCGGAGTCGGTGCGCGCCGAGCAGCTGGCGTGCAGGCAGTGGAAGTGCCCCGACTCGAAGCCGCCCACGCCCGCCGGGAACCAGGACGTGGCCGTCGGGCCGCTGTCCATGCTGTGGCCGTGCTCCCAGGGGCAGCGCACGTCGACGCGCCCGTCGCGCTCGTAGCCGGTCACCCATCCGTTGTCGGCCAGCCAGGTCACCGTCGGGTCGTCGATGTCGCCCATCGAGCGAGCCGACATCGGCGCCATGCCGGCGCGGATCTCGGTCGAGCCGCCGGGCAGCGCAAACTGGTCCGCCAGCGCCTGCCACAGCACCTCGAACTCGGCCGGGGTGAGCTCGGGGATCTTGGCCGGCAGCCCGCCGAACCACTCGTAGCGCGCACCACTGGGGTGCGTGCCCACGGCGACGAACTGCTGGCCGTTGGCCAGGAACTCGATGATGCCGTGCGCCGTCTTGATGACGCGCTTGGCGAAGGCGCCCGGCATACGGAACGCGAGCAGGCACTTGCCCGAGTTGGCCCGGTGCCGCATGGGCAGCTCAGCCATCAGCCCCACCATCTCGGCCACCTCGCTGGCGCGCGCCAGATCGGCGATGTCGATGTCGATGGCGCGCACGACGCGCGTCTGCAGGCAGATGCCCAGGTCGGATTGCGCCGACCAGCGCGCCACGTCGCGCGCGGTGGTCTGGGCCTGCGTCCACTTGGGGATACCCACCACGAGGTCGTCCGGCCCGTAGCGGCTGGGCGTCTTGCCCAGGTCTCGCATCTTGGACAGCGGAGAGATCTCGGCGGCCGGGTTGCTGACCACCGGCAGCAGGTCGGCCTGCAGCCCGAGCCGGTCGGAGAAATGGCGCCAGTCGGCGTCGGTGGCGCCCCACGGCGCCCCCGCGGATTGGTGTTCGACCATGAGGCCCTTACTCGAAGATGGCGAGGATCGCGCGGGCGATCGGGTAGCGCAGCTGCGCCGCGGCGCGGTGCATCGCCAGCGCTGCGTCGAGCAGCTTGGTCTCTTCGTCGTTGAGCGCGCGGCCCAGCGCCTTGGCTGCCGCGGCGCGCGCCTCGGCGGCGAACGGTTCCTCAGTCATGTGAGCCACCTTCCGTGTCAGCCATCTGGGCCACGGTGACCTCTTCGAATTCCGAGCGCGTGGCGGCCGGGCCGAGACAGCGCTGCGCGAACTCGCAATTGCGGCACGCCTCGACCATGTCGGTGCGGTAGATGCGCGGTAGCCTGCCTTGGGACGCCTCGTGCATGCGCGCTGAGGCCGCCTCGATGGCGGCGCCGCGCTCGGGAGACGCCTTGCGGAACCCGCCCGAGAGCTGATACAGGTACTCGCGAGACGTGTCGAGCGCCTCCGCGAGGATCGACTGCTCGCCGGGCGTGGCCGCCTTCATCCACGTCTTGAAAATATTCACTTAACCTGCCTCCTCTGGCTCATTTAGGGACACATCGCATCCCCCATCATGGGGGGACTTTAGCTATCTGTAAAGTGGCTTTACCAGCAGCGCATGAGATATGCTCCGGGCTGCAACAGCGGGGAAACCCGCATCTACCATTGTCAAGTCGGGAAATCTGTATGCCTCATACCCTCGATGACGTTTACGAGACACGGCGCGAGAACTTGACCAGGCTGCTAAGGGAGCCGGGTGCCAAGACGCAATTGGCCGTCCGCCTGGGCGCGAGCCAGTCCCACATCACGCACCTGCTCAAGCCACCCAGCGCCGCCTCGGCGCGCGCCATCCGTGAGGAGACCGCGCGCCAGATTGAGCAGATCATGGGACTGGCCATGGGTCAGCTTGACCAGCCCGTCAAGGGCGCCGACGTCGTCTTGACTGACCCGGGTGGACAGGTCACGCTGGTCGAAGCAAAGACTAAATCAATTAGTCAGATTTATTCGACAAACTCCGAGGAGGATTCCGCAATCCGGCCGGAGCTGCTCGAACAGGCCTTCCGGCTGGTGCTCGACACCCTCGCCAAGCACAAGATGCAGGTGCCCTCGGAGAAGGCGGCCAAGCTGGCCCGCGTCGTCTACGAGCAGGCCCTGGTGACAGGCAAGGCTGATCCGGCATTGGTGTTGACCCTCATCAATCTAATGTCCTGATTGAACCGGACGGCTAGCTCAATCGATGAGCTAGCCCAAATTAGAGAGGAGACTCTAGAAATAGTCTCCTCTCTTTTACCACTGAGCTTTATCAGGTGCTAAAGTCCTTTCCATGCGCTGCATCCCGCCGCGCCTCTGGAGAGCACCTCATGGTCAAGAAGTATGAATTCGTCGAAGGTGACACCAAGGTCATCTTCCCTGGCCGCGTTGCGCGCCGCATTCGCGCCGTCGCAGCAATCGCCGCGATCGGCGTAGCGCCGGGAGACCTCGGCGGATACGTCGAAGCAGAAGTTCACCTCGCGCAGGTCTCCGGCAACGCGTGGGTCTCCGGCGACGCGCTGGTCTACGGCGACGCGCGGGTCTCCGGCAACGCGCAGGTCTCCGGCAACGCGTGGGTCTACGGCGACGCGCAGGTCTCCGGCGACGCGCGGGTCTACGGCGACGCGCGGGTCTCCGGCGACGCGCGGGTCTCCGGCAACGCGCAGGTCTCCGGCAACGCGTGGGTCTACGGCGACGCGCAGGTCTCCGGCGACGCGCGGGTCTACGGCGACGCGCGGGTCTCCGGC